AAGGCGAAGAGTACAAGCGTACTGCTGAACCTGGCACTGATCCACAGGATGCTGCACAGTTCAACACCTACGACGGTGTGATGAAGGATGATGCTGCTGTAGTAGAAGGCGACCAGCCTATCTACCGTGTTATAGGTGAGAGCAAGATACCTGTCTCAAAACACCGTGGGCCTTTGTGGCGTAGTAGATACGACCAAGGCAAGAGTGCGATGAGTAAGAGTGTCGAAGCATGGAATGAGGCATATAGGTACTATAGACACGATCACACACGCCACAATAGCAACCCACACGGTGAAGATAACACCACAGGTGGGAAGTCATTAACAGGCACCTTCGATAGCACAGAGAACATCGTCTTCGCTAACGTCAGCGCACTCGTACCACTGCTATTCACAAAGAACCCTGACGCTGAGTTCACATGTGAAGATAAAGAAGACGAACAACGCGCACGTACAGTAGAGCGGCTAGTCAATACGCTAGCTAGTAAGAAGACATCTCCAGGGTTGAACCTCAAGCGCAAGGTCAAGCGCAATATAGTGTCAACTTCACTCACCAACATCGGTTGGTTTGAGGTAGGTTACACACTACGCGAACAGAGTAGCGAAGCTGCACTAGAAGAGGTGCAGAAGCTGAGCCTAGAGCTAGAGAAGGCTAGCAGTCAGAAGGACATCAAGGACATCGAAGGCAAGCTACTCGCACTAGAGCAAACAATTGACATGCTCACCCCTAGCGGCCCGTGGTGTAAGGTACGCAGACCAGATCAGATCATAGTCGATCCTACAGCTACCGAACTAGACCTCAGTGGTGCCTGCAATTGGGTGATGATTGAAGACCTCATGTACACTTCACTTCTTCGCGCTCGCTATGGGAGAAAGAAGCCTGATAGCGATGAATACGAAAGTGTATTCTCACCTACGAATGTTATCAAAGCTGGAATATCACCAGATCAAGGTGAGCGTGGTCAGACGGACAACTTCCAACTGTTTAGTTACAGTACAAGCGAGTACGCCAAGTACGGATACGCAGATCAGCAGTCATTCTTAGCTGCACAGATGACGAAGGTGGTCTATGTCTGGGACAAGGTTACTAGACGTGTTGAACTCTACAACTGCAACGATTGGTGTTATCCACTGTGGGTGTGGGATGATCCTTACGCGCTCGATCAATTCTTCAGCGTTGTGCCTATGGAGTTTCATACAGACCCCATCACCATGTACGCAAAGGGCGAAGTCACTTACTATCTCGATCAACAGGACGACATCAACATAATCAACAACGAGTGGGCTAAGGTACGTAAGTTCGCCGCTGGTAAGGTGGTGTTTGACAAGAATAGCGTCAAAGACGGTTCTATGTTGGAGAGCCTCATAGCTGGTACGCTAGATACTAACACACTTGGCGTTGACCTACCTGAAGGTAAGAAGATTGGCGACATCTTAGGCCCTCTACTCCCACCTAGTGCAGAGGCGATCAAGTTCTTCGACAAAAAGCCTGTTCTAGAGGCCATTGACCGTCTATCTGGCGTAGCATCAGTGCAACGTGGTGTAGAATACAAGACAAACACCACAAACAAGGCGATTGAGAGCTACGAAAGTCAAATTCAGACACGCGCTGATGAGAAGATGGACGCTATCGAAGACAGTGTAGGTACAGTGCTGTGGCTAGTAGCACAAATGTGTATGCAGTTCATGAAACAAGAGGAAGTTGCCAGCATACTAGGTGATAAGTTCGCTGCAGACTGGGAACAGATGGATGCTCAGGCAATCAGACAGACGTTTACTCCCCGCGTTGTCGGTGGAAGTACACTCAAACCGACTTCACGTGCAAAGAAGGAGCAAGCTTTACAAATTAGTCAGATCATTGGGCAGTTTACACGTGCAACACCGATTGCCGCTGTTGTTGCCCTCAAGGTTCTCTCCCAGGCATTCGATAATGTCGTAGTCAGTCAAGATGATTGGGAGCTTATCTACAAAGGCATCATGAAAGAGACATCAGCACCATCTCCTGGCGAAGTGCAGCAAGAAGGTCAACAAGGACAAGAGGCACAACAGGGCCAGGATAGGATGAAGGAGTTGATGCTAGCAAAGATGCAAGCACAACGTGGTGGAGGTGGTGCTGCTAGTAGTGGCGGTGGACAATCAGGCGGTGGTAGTGGTCCGCAGATTGACGACATAGCCCAAATCGTGCAACAGGTTGCAGGACTTATTGACGGTCTACCACCTGAAATGAAGCAACAACTTGGTGTGCAACTAGCACGTGGTAAGAGTGTAGCTGATATAGCTACGCAGATGATACAACAGATGCAGCAAGGGGCCGCTGCGTAGGAGGCTACAATGCCAGAAGAGAAAGACTTGATGAGTGCTGTAGGCGATAGCTTCGGCATCAAGGACGCACCGCAAGAAGGTGGTGATGAGGGTGGAGATCAGCAGCAAGATCAACCTATATCACACCCTGAAGGTGTTGAAGAAGGTCAAGCTGAAGGTGGCGATGGTAGTCAGCAAGCTGAAAGCGGCAGTGATAGACACAAGCCAGCTAAAGACGACCAACTGTTTCCTGACAAACCACGCAAAGGCCCACGTGGCGAGTTGCTAGGTAAGAACGGCGAAGTTGTAGCATCTACTCGACGTGAGAAGCAGCTAGCTTACAACCTCAACCGTGCGCAGTACGCAGCTAACCAAGCCTCACGTCAGATGAGGCAGATGCAGCAGCACTATCAACAGTTCGCTGCACTAGATCAGGTGATGAAGCAGAACAACCTGTCGCCACAGATGGCACAGGAAGCACTCGCACTACGAGCGATGGCTGAGAAAGACCCAGTGATGGCAGTGCGCGATATTGTTGCGCGTGTGCTTGCTACTGGTGTGACTATGGAACAGCTATTCGGCACAGATGCTGTACCACAGATCAACGCGCGTGTTATTACCAATGAGCTAGATCGTAGATTAGGTCCATTAGAGAAACAGACACAAGCACGTCAGCGTCAAGCTGAAATAGAAGAACGTGCTCAAGTGCAGATGGAGCAATTTGTTCAACAGCATCCTCATTCTGAAACGCATGGGGTAGAGATCAGCAATCTAGTACAACAGCACGGTCTTACACCAGAGCGTGCGTACTTTGAGCTACGTAGTTGGGTCGAGCGTAGAGGCTTTGACTTCACATCACCACTAAAGCCGCAGATTGAGGCAGCTATGAAGCGCCAACAGGGCAATGGTGGTCAGCGAAGATCAACACCAGGCAGTATGCGCGGTGTACAGCCAAACGGCGGCATGACTACAACTAACAACGCTAACTCGCGTGGAGACTTCCGCGCTAATGCTCCGTGGAAAGACATAGCAGCGGCAGTGTTCACAGAACTCAACTCTAAATAAGGTACACAGAACATGCCTGTACTTCAGAACGTACTGGCTACGACGATTGAGCGTTCTAGGAAGAAGCTCATCATCGCAGCTATGCAGAGTAACGCGCTCATGGCGTGGTGCTTCGCACGTGAACGCATTGAGAATGAGAGCAGCGGTTACAACATCACGAACCCGCTGATGACTGGACGCAATCCCACTGTTGGCAGCTATAGCTACTACGACAGCTTGCCAGTGGTGCAGACGCAAGAGTTCATCAAACTCGAATACCGCTGGTCGCGTATTGCTGGCACTGTCATCATCAGCAATCAGGAAGAGGACGAAAACAAAGGTGAACAAGCTGCAGTTAAGCTGCTGCAGGGCAAGCTTGAAGCTCTTGAACTCTCAATCAAAGAGAAGTTCAGCGCATACCTGTACGGACTTGGTGGTGGCAACGATCCTAATGGTCTTGCACTGCTTGTACCTGATGATCCTACTGTCGGTTCTCTTGCCGGTGTGGATCGTGCTACAGAAGTACAATGGCGCTCTTCGTCATATGACTTTGCAGGTACTCTCAACGCTACGAACATCGAAGAAGCATATGACGACGTACTTCTTGATCTCAAACAAGGTACTGAGCGTCCCAAAGTCATCATCACAGGTCGTAATCAGTATCGCTTGTATAGGGCTGCTGTTCGCAGCAAGCTTACAATCCCACTCAACAACACAGGCGCAGGCAAGCGCATGATGGACTTGGGCTTTGATGGCATCTCGCACAACGGTGTGCCGATCATCTACGATGAAAGCTGCCCAGTTGATCGTGCTTACTTCCTCAATGACACATATCTCCGTATGCACATCCTCGGTGACAACAACATGAAGAATGTTGACCTCACTGCACCGTGGACTATCGACGGCTACGGTCAGCGTGTCATCACTCAATGTCAGTTCGCAACGTGGAAGCAATACCGCACACACGCTGTAGTGAACGACTAAAGGAGTTACAATGGCTAGTGAGCCAACACCAGTAGTCAGCTTTGAGAATAAGCGATCTATGCAAGCACTCAGCATGGATCAGAAGCAGAAAGCTGTGCCTGCATACACTGTAGAACCGATGAAGCGTAAGACTGTAGTCAATCGCACTGTGAAAGACGAAATCGGTTTCCGTGTGGTGCCTACTGAGGTTGAGGTTGACGGCTACATTGTACGCACTCTACGTGGCGACAGTGTGTTTGTCACTCACGAAGACCTTGTGAGGATGAAGCTCGATAAGAACTTGGTGCCACTATTCATGGAAGGTGGCGATGATACACCAGTTGGAGTGCAGCCTGTTAACGCTGCATTAGACAAGCGACAGAAACAAGCACTTGATGCTATGACGCGGCTAATCGAGAGTGATCCTAACATCATCGACAAGCTGCTTGGTAGTGTCGATCTAACAGACAAACAAGAGGACTAATCACAATGGCTGTACAAGTTGCTGTACCGTCCACTCGACGCGTCAGTCACCGTGTAGATCAATGCTGCTACGCGGCTGACGTTGGCGTTGATGGACTTACTACTGTTGACATCCCTGCACCAGTTGCAGCGGGTGGTACTGCGCTCGCTAACTCTGTAGTTCTCGCTGCTGCAGGCAATGTTGTGCCTACAGCTATACAGACTGACGCGCTGATGGGTCGCTATGGTCGTAATGTCACCGTCGTAGGTCTTGCTGGTGCTACTGGCAACGCTACGTTGGTAGGTTACGACTATCTCGGTCAAGCAATGAGAGAGACATTCGCACTTGCGGGTGCCACTCCTGTTGTTGGTAAGAAGATGTTCAAGGACGTTGCATATCTCGTAGCGCCTATAGCATCTACTTATAGCATCGGTGTTGGTCTTATCCTCGGTGTGCCTTATAAAGTGGTACACACATCACTGCTCGGTGAGCAAGCGAATGAAGTGACAGCAGCAGCAGGTGCACTCCTTGCTGGTGTAGTTGCGCAGACGCTCACTAGCGGTGATCCACGCGGTGCTTACACTCCTGCAGCGGCACCTAATGGTACTACTGCGTATCGCTTCTCATGCTATGTAGATCGCAGCAATCTGCATGGCTCTGCACATGTAACTGCCTAGGAGGATACAATGGCTAAAGAACCTGCTTATCAACCACCACATGCTGCACAGACACAGGCAGAAGCACCGCAGAAGCCTAAGAAGCTGCGAACTACGTTTCAGGATAAGAAGATCGTAGCTACTAGATCATCGCGTAATGGTGATGATGGTTATGAGTTGAGCACACCTTATGACCAAGTGACTATGATCTTTGAAGATGGCTCTGAGAAGGTTGTCAAGAGTGATGACCTCTATGAGCCGCAGTAGTCTAGCAGCTCCCTCCCGGTAGCTAGACAACGGGGTAGCTCACACACGCCCCAGTGTGTGGGCTACTTCACATAACAGGAGCGAGCTATGATTACGTTCGGCAGCATTGTTACTAAGGTGTTGCAGCGGCTAGCTCTAGTTGAAGGATTAGATGCACAGATATATGCTGAGCCACGTATACAGTTAGCAGTACAACACAAGTTCGATCTCATATTCAGAGAATATTGGCTACCTGATTATACAGTGTATCAAGAGCCATACACGCTAGATGGTGTCACTGGTACTATCATTGGTGATCTAACAGGCAAGCTTAACGATTGGCGTGATCTACACTCGGTGATGTGGCAGAACTCACGTAGTCCACTGCCTATCGCACCTATGAACACACGCGATACAGACATCCAGTATCCTAGCGTTAGGCCATTCGCTACAGATAAGACGAAGATGTTTAAGATACTGCCAATCAACTCTGTCGGCAACGTGTATATCACATACCGCACTAAGCCAGCCGACTTTGAAGAAGACACTGATCCAATCTACATGGATACGCAGTTGTTGCTGCTAGGCACCTGTTGGGATGTGTTAGAAGATGATGGCACTAACCCTGGCGCTAGTGACAAATTCAGAGTGCTGTTTCAAGATGCTCTAAGTCAGTTCAACAGAACACAGCACACTATACCGCTAGCAGTAGCAGCTTCGAGTGGCAGCATCTGGAATAGGTGGGCATGATGGTACAGATGCTATCACGCACGCTCAAACCGCTGGGTAGACCTAAACAACCACGTCCTACTAGCAAACTACAGAACACCACTATCAGAGACTTCGGTGGTGGCCTCAATGTGGTTGACAGTGAGCAGAACTTAACGAGCAAGTTCTCTCCTGTGTTCGACAACATGATCACATACACAGATCGGCGTGTAGGTCCACGCTACGGCTATGAGATGTGGTATAAGCTGAAACAGGGTGCAACGACTAGCGGCTCTATCACTAGTCTCACACTCACAACCAATGTCACTGCGAACACAGAGCGCATCATCCTAGTCGATTGGGTAGCTCATCCATTCCTAGGCGCTGTTCACGAACATGTAACATTCAGTAATTGGAGCAATACTTGGAATGGCATAGTGCCAGAGATGATCAACCGCACGCATGGTATAAGACGTGTGTTGAATGCCAACCAGTTTGAGATTGTAGTCACTAACCGCGCTACAGCGGCTGGACCTTCTACAGATACAACTGTCAACTATACAAAGGACGCTCATCTACTCGGCGGCGAGCCTGTAGAGTGCAA